ATGCAGAACACAAGGTTGGTACGCTGTTAACAGCTTCGACTATAGTCGACCCATTTGTATTTGTACTTTTTTACAGAAGTACGAATACGAGATGTTACATCTATCGGGCCGACAACACGTTTAGGAAGGAGCAATCCTTCCATAATACGGTTGTAGGCACTATCTTCTTCAGGTCTGACAGACTTGCACTTCTGGATAAACCAGTCGTGTAAGAAGTCATAACCATCAGAGGATGATCGATGTTCTTGAACAACACTGAGTATCCTCAATTCGTATCGTTGGAGATTCTTATTCCAGCGACGAGGAAAGAGGGTGCTATTGCATCGAGTATCAGAATAGTAGGCTAAATACCCACAAGACTGGTACAAGAGCGGGATACGCGGTATGAGTTCTTGACGAGAGACATGTTGTTTCTCAACGAGACCATTAGATCGACGGTCGATAGACTCGGCCCAATCGATAACTGCGTGTCCAGCACTATCTCCAAATACGTCCCTAATTTGGTTCGCAAAGGAGATTATAGACTCGATGTCATTCTTACGATATCGCACGGGAGTAATAAAGTCACCTTTATAATAATCAGAGCCACAAGATTCTCGAAAGAATCCGGTAAACAGAGATTTATCAAGATTGACCTTAAGACCGTAATGGTGCAACTTTTCGATCACTGGCAATGCATAAGCATTACCAACGATTATATCGTCGCCATAAACCCAGACTTTATCAGTCACCAGGCGGGCAATACAGAAGAATAGAATAGCCTCTATGGGGAAGCATAAAGCTGATCCCATAGGTGCGAATTTCTTAAGTTCTACTGTCTGCCCATTAGGCAAACTAGCCTTGTCGGACCGCGTCGCGCTAAGCGCAGCGAGCCATTCCGGTCTGACTATCCTGGAAATAAGCTCCCAAGATACCAGATCTGAAGCGTCTTTGAGATCAAGAGTAGCATAACGCTGATCTAATGATCCCAAGTAAGCCAAGTTTTGATTAATCGACTGTCGGGTGAAATTAATATAGCCTTTGGCCATAGAATCACACTCGATATGATCGTAAATCTTACTCATGAGGCCCTGTTGAATGAACATACGTTCATGGGGCTCCATGCAGATAATTCGTGGGCCGCGCGAATCCTTCGGGACGAGTGCGACACGTGAATTCGGAAGGGCCTTACATAAGTCATTACGACTTAACCAATCCCTTAAATGGGACGGGCTATTGAAGAAGTAAGTTGCGCCATATACCTGAAATAAATCAGGTAGAAAGCGCTTAATTACTCGCTTCTCAATATTTGTGAGTCCGTCAGAGGTTGCACCACTGCTGTGTGTCGGTCTGATATCCAATGGATTATCAGGGAGGAGATGATTAAACATATGTCGTAATTGACTAATATCATCTTCCGAGAACTCTGTTTGTACAGAGTTATCGAGCTCGACAAATTTCTTATAAGCTAGTAATTCAGCTTCCCCTGTAAAAGGAAGTTCTAACTTATAGAACATATACAGCAATGTACGCAACTGGCGTATAAAGCCTACCGGTATATCCGTTTTAATATAACCATCATTATCAAAGATAATAGTGGTCAATTCTCTTAAAAAGACAGGATGAGCACTGTTCTTATAGTGTTTAAAATGTCCTGATGAGAGGCGGAGGATCCCGGTAGATAGTCCCTTGTCGAGGTCCTTCCCCAATTGGGGAAGGTCCCGTGTTAGGAACTGTAGGGCTGAAGCCGTAGTAGATGTACGTTTTTGAAACGTCTCTATTGACTTCAGGCTCACCTCGGGCAACTTGCACGCAATCGTCAACCATAGGGCGACGTGGCTCTTTAAAAGATTCACTAGGAGTCCTTCCAAACCAGAACATTACGGCAATCATTATGCACACTAAGGCGTAGACTCCAACAAAGAATCTACCATATTGATGTAAATCTAACATGCTACACC